GAACAAACATCACTTCTACATATGATGACGCTGCTGGAACACTTACACTTGCTGGATTATCAGACAGTGCTATCCAAGGTAAAATTACTGTAACGGATGCTGGTGGAGATGGTTCACTTGCATACAGTGGTGGAACAATTACATATACTGGCCCTAGTGCATCTGAGACAAGAGCTCATTTAAGTGCTGGAACTGGTGTAACATATTCAGGTGGTGCATTCAGTATTGGTCAGGCAGTTGCAACTTCAAGTAACGTAACGTTTGCAGACTTAGTAGTAAGTGGTAACCTAACAGTTAATGGTGCTACTTCAACAGTAAGTTCTACTAATACAACAATGACCGACTCATTAATTGAGTTAGGAAATGGAACTACTGGTTCTCCAGCTGGAGACGCAGGTATAGTCATTGAAAGAGGTGATGAAAGTAACGTGTTTATGGGTTGGGACGACAGTGCATCAAGTTTTGCATTCGGAACAACTACTGCAACAGGTGCTTCAACTGGTGCTTTATCAGTAACACCAGCAGCGGTATCCACGGGTGCATTGACAATAACAAATGCATCTAATAGTGGTGGAACTGCAAGAAATGTTTACCAATCAACATCTGCTCCACAGAGTTCAGATGGTGCGGTTGGTGATTTATGGGTACTTTACTCCTAATATAGGGGTTTAGTATCTCAATAAATAACAGTATTATTAATGGAATAAAGTAAATGGCATCAGGTTCACAAAAAGTAAAAACACCAACAGGTTGGAATTCAACCCAAGGTGCATGGGTAAAGACAGGTTCTTCCACATGGAAAGCAGTCGACCAAATTTATGTTAAAACACCTACAGGGTGGAATGATGCATCAGGTCAAGAATTAACTCAAATACCTTATCCGTATATTGCAAATGCACAAGAACCAAACATAAGGGATGCACAACAACCTTATCCGTATATTGCAAATGCACAAGAACCAAACATAAGGGATGCACAACAACCATACCCTTACATTGCAAATAATCAGCAACCAAACATAAGGGATGCACAACAACCTTATCCTTATATAGCGAACGCAAGACAACCTTCTACATATCAACATAGAAGTCCATTTACTTACAGAAACCCAAGTAATGCAAGACAACCTAGTACGTATCAACATAGAAGTCCATTTACGTATCAAAGAACTGGTCAAACACCTTTCACATATCAATATAGAAGTCCATTTACGTATGCTAGACAAGGTCAAACACCATTTACGTATAACTATAGGTCACCTAGTACGTATGCAAGACAGGGTCAAACACCATTTACGTATAACTTTAGGTCACCTAGTACGTATGCAAGACAAGGTCAAACACCTTTCACATACCAGTATAGAAGTCCTTTTACATATGCAAGACAGGGTCAAACACCATTTACGTATAACTATAGGTCTCCGTTCACTTACAGGAACCCTGTATCTGCACAACAACCTACGATTAAGAATGCACAACAACCTACTATTAAGAGTGCTCAGCAACCTAATATAAGGTCAGCACAACAACCTAATATAAGGTCAGCACAAGAACCAAATATTAGGAATGCAAGACAACCAAATAACGCACAGAATCCATTTACGTTCCAAAACCCGTTTACATTCAATGCAAGACAACCAAACAATGCAAGACAACCAAACAATGCAAGACAACCGAATAATGCAAGACAACCAAACAATGCAAGAAGTCCAAGTATTGCTCAACAACCAGGCTCATATATCGCATACTTCCAACAATCGTATTTCTTTACATTTGGAAGTCCAAGTCAGTTCCCTGGCGAGGAACCTTAAGGAGTAAATTATGCCAATTGGATTTAGAGTTATACCATATCACGCACATGCAAGGACTTCTGTTAATGTACAGACGCCGTTCACTTTTCAAGCACCATTCACGTTTCAGGCACCCTTTACGTTTCAGGCACCTTTTACGTTTCAGAACCCGTTCATTGCACAAGCAAGACAACCGAATAATGCAAGACAACCTTTTACGTTTCAGAACCCATTTACGTACAATTATAGAAGTCCTTATACGTACAACCATAGGTCACCATTTACGTACCAACATAGAAGTCCTTTTACGTATCAACATAGAAGTCCTTTTACGTATCAACATAGGTCACCATTTACGTACAGAAGTCCTGTATCTGCAAGAGAACCAAACATAAGGTCAGCACAACAACCTTATCCGTATATTGCATCTGCACAAGAACCTAATATAAGGTCAGCACAACAACCTTATCCGTATATTGCTAACAATCAACAACCTACGATTAAGAATGCACAACAACCTTATCCGTATATTGCTAACAATCAACAACCTAATATAAGGAATGCTCAACAACCTTATCCGTATATTGCAAATGCACAAGAACCTAATATTAGGTCAGCACAGCAACCTTATCCGTATATTGCTAATGCACAAGAACCTAATATTAGAAACAATCAAGCACCATTTACATACCAAAACCCTGTAAATGGACAAGAACCTAATATTAGAAACGCTCAGACTCCGTTTACGTATCAAAGAACTGGTCAAACACCATTTACTTACCAGTATAGAAGTCCTTCTACTTATGCAAGACAGGGTCAGACTCCGTTTACGTATCAACATAGAAGTCCGTTCACATATCAAAGAACTGGTCAGACTCCATTTACGTATCAACATAGAAGTCCATTCACGTATGCAAGACAGGGTCAAACCCCCGAAGCAAGATGGGATGGAGTTGGTTCACAACAGTGGCCTGCAACACCTATTAGTGGATAGTACTAAAGTAAAAGAAAGAAGAGGGACTATGTCCCTTTTTTTTCGTCCTAAATATATGCATGGAACATATTGAATCATTAGAAGACCTAAAACAGGTAGTAAAACCAAATCAAAACTATAGGGAAAAATCTTTCCATATTGGTAATTTCGATTTAAAAAGAGAAAAGACTGAAAAAGAAGAAGAGACTTTAAGTATGTTAGAGTATCTTTTTAATGAAATATGTCCACCATTAAAATATTTCACTTGGGGTGATTTTTTAGAACAAAGAAAGAAAGACAAATTTACGGGTTTCAATGGTTTACAGAACCAATCTTCTACCTACCACTACTTCTTACCACATGGTTATACTGCAGAGGTAAGACCCGAAAAGGTGACAAGAGGTCATGCTGGTATGGATATGAAGAATTTAGAAGGCTATATTGATATTAGAGACATTGCAAATTGGGAAGTTATTGAAGGTGGAAAGGATAAAGACCATCCACATGCATATGAAAGTCTTTCCTCAATGTATTACCATAGTGCAAAAGCACATTGGATTATACAAGACATCCAAAAGAATGGACTAATACATCCTATTCAAGGTATAACAAAGGAAAGTGGAGACAAGTTTGGATTTGCAATTCATCCAGGCTCTGTTCGTTCAGGATGTTTTGAAGAGATGGAAGACCCATCTATGGAAGTAATGATATGGGACAAACATGATGTCATTACTGGTATTGAACCAATGACATTAAATGATGCACTTGAGTTTTGGAAAAATAGATTAGAAGAACAGGATGCAGATGTATACAACGTATCCTTTATGTTCAATGAAGGTCATTTAGAGTTCCAACACGACCTATCTAATTTAAATTTCAGACCAAAGGTACATGAGTTCAATAAGAAGGTACATGAACTTTCCAAAGGTAAACCCATCAATATTTACATTGGATATGATAGTAGACACACTACATTACCTGAAATTAATAAACATTCTATACTCACCAGTATTAAAAGGGGTCTAGGTAATGGTTGGTTTCATGACCAAGTCAGATGGGAACCTGAGATTAAGTTCCTTGACAAATCTAAAATTCCCGAGTATAATAGAGAGTATGCAAATCAATCTACTGAGTTTACATATAGTAGATTTCTAATTCCTTACCTAGAAAACTATGAAGGGTTTAGTATATTCTTAGATGATGATTTCATCTTTGAGAAAAGTATACTACCAATGTTCTATTATCTAAATCCTGATGATGCAGTTGCATGTGTAAAGTATCCACATTACGAACATGATACAACTAAATTTGATGGAGAAGTCAACATAGATTATCCATGTAAGTTGTGGTCAAGTCTAATGGTGTTTAATAATGGACATGAAGATTGCAAGAAACTAACACCCGAAGTTGTTAACACTTGGACTGGAAAACAGTTACATCAGTTTGAGTGGACAGATAAGATTAGTGAGATACCTCAAAAATATGTCTTTGTAGAGGGTTATGATGACCCCAAAGAGAAGTGGGATTTTACTGCAATTCACTATACAAGAGGTGGCCCATGGGTAGAAGGTATGGATTTTAGTGGTATAAATAATTTGGAACACTATAATAAGTGGTTAAACAAACATAAGAACGAGGTAATTAATAATGAATAGTTTAGTATATACAGAAGAGAGTAAGTTAATAGTTGAAAAACCTAATGGGTTAAAGTATGAATTTGATAATGTTGATGCTCCTGATTTAGGATTTGAGTATGATATGGTTGTCTATGATGACATAGAAGTCAAAGTTTTAAAGTGGGATGATGAGAAGGGTGACTTCAATTCACAAGATAAGATACCATTAACAAACGAAGAGAAGGATGCAATTGAAACTTACATTGCAAACTCTGAACCACCTATTGGATGGAACCTGAACAATCAATATCTACAACAAATAAATGAAATTTGTCATCAATATGTTGATGATTGTTCTGAAAAGTATGGTTTTCAAAATCATATAGAGTGTACATATGTAGGAAGAGAGGGGTCAGCACATCCTTACAGAAGTAATGCAAAACGTGTACTAGAATATGCAGATGCAGTATGGTGTATCTATGTACAGATTGCAGATGAAATTCAATCTACAAGAGAAGATTTATTAAAATCTATAGATGAATACCTTCAAGTTTTACCCGAAGCACAACAAGCTCCCGATTCTAGACAACAGTAAAAAGGTTTTCAGTGAAGATACATTATGTAACTGAACCATTCAAGTTATCAGAAATACCTTTAAAGGATGTTTATGTCTTTGATGATTTCTTATCTTCAGAAATGCATCGTGCAATAGATTCACATATATATCGTTCAAGTATATGGTCTAAGACAAATCAAGTTAGAGGAGATAGTCCTACTGGGTTAGCACATCATAGTTTTTGGGGTGCAACATATTTTCGTGGAGTAGAAGGTGGAAGTAAGAAAGTAGTTGATAATGATATGAATCCAAGGGATACTTATCTTGCACAATGGTTTAATAGAAAGATACAAACCGACTTTGGATTTCAGTGGGTCAGATTTCAATACATGGGACTGAATTCACAAACACAAGGTCTTCAAGGAACAACACATGCAGATTGTTCACCTGAAGATGAGTGGAATCTTTCATTTCTTTACTATACCAATAAATTTTGGAATAAGGAATGGGGTGGTTCATTGAGATTTTACGATGAAATGCAACAAGGAATTGATGGTAGAGATGAACATATTAAAAATCATCAAATTGGTGAAGTAGAGTTTAAACCCAACAGACTGTTAATGTTTGACGGAAGAATTCCACATGGTGCAGATGCACCTTCTCCTAAAGCAAGATATATGGATAGAAAATCCATTGTTCTTAGAGGAGACGAAATAAGATTAATAAAAGATACAAGTGAGTGGTTTCATGCCAACGATAGAATTTACAACATTTAATACAAAAACACTAGAGGACTTTAGGCCTGTTCTTGCTAAGAAACTTACACCTGAGTGGTGGAAAAAAACTAAAGTTAATGTTGATGTACGAGGACATAAAGTGCAAACTATACGTTCTTGTCCTGCTATGGATGATTGGTTAAAGAGTGGTTGGTTGTTAACTGCAAATAGAGACATACATGTAGATTTAGAGACTGGTTCTGATAGTACTTTTAAGACAAGAGCTCATAATGGGTATGGTTCTCCATCTCATCCTAATGTGCAGACTGCAAATGCATTTGAATACTTAGGAGATTCAGGCCCTGTTAAGGATGCATTCAAAATGAAGAATCCATGGAACATAATAACTCCAAAGGGGTATTCATGTTTTTACTTAGACCCATTCTTATTTCAAAATGAATACTTTGCAACATGGCAAGGTATAATAGATACTGATAACTTTAATAAAAATATTGATAATGCACAAATCATATTCTACCCTAAAGTAACTCACTCATTTACTATAACAAAGGGTACTCCTCTTTGTCAAGTAATACCATTCAAAAGGGAGACTTGGAATGCATCTTACATTGTACAGGACTCACAAACCTTTACAGAGAATAGGTCTATAGTTACCTCTCATCATGATAACGAGTTTCCTACTATGGACGAGATGGGTAGACATAAGGGTCTATCGGAAGAGGAAAGAAAGATAACTGGTAAGATGGGTGCATATAGAAAACAAGGATACTGGCAAGAGAAAGGTAAAAACTTTAAACAAGATAATCCACCACCTGAATGTCCTATGCATGTGGTCAGTGAAGACACACCTGAAATTCAATTAGAACTTCCAATAGGAGACAATAATGGCAGTTAGATTACTATTTCCTACCTTTATATTTGAAGTAGATTTACTTAATGATGATTTACATCCTAATGATGGACTCACTAAAGAGTACCTAAATCTATTAAAAGATACTATGGATGGAATGAGACAAAGAGACCCCGAAGGACGAAGAATATCTAATGCATATACTGGGTGGCAATCTAACGATGGTTGTGAAACAAATCCAATATTTGCACAACTACATAAAAAGATATCACGAGTCTTTCAGAGAGAGGTTATTCCATTTCATGGTTTGGACTCATCAAATGCAGTCATGCAAATGGGTAATATGTGGGCAAACATAAACGATTTTAGTGCATGGAACAAACCACATTTACATAATGGGTGTTGGTATAGTGGTGCATTCTATATTCATGCAGATGGAGACGAAGGTTCTTTAGATATTATAGATAAAGACTGTAAGGTCGTATCAGACTTTCCACATTCAACTAGAACACCTACATCTTATAGTATTCAACCTACATCAGGAAAGTTAGTGTTGTTCCCTAGTGGTACTATGCATATGGTAGAACCTAACATGACAAACAAAGAACGTTATTCAGTTGCATTTAATATTGAAATGAGATATCAGACTAATGAAGGTAGATATCCAATAAATGAAGATACTTACAATGGGGACGAATTTAAATTTGAAATAGACCCTAATGGAGACCCCATACTGAAGTAGATATCCTAAATAGATATATGGATATCATAGTAAACCCAGCAATTCTTTGGAACGTCATCATAACTGTAATAGTTTTGCCGATTGGATTCCTTGTTCGTTCAATCTTAACGGAACAAAATAGACTAAACATTCTTGTCAATAGAACTAGAGAAGAGATAGCTAGAGACTATGTTACTAGAGACCAAATAGAAAAAGACTTCGAAAGAATCATGGATACTATAACACGTATTGATGAGAAACTAGACAGACTTCAAACAAAGACATACTTCCAAGACTAAAAACGTATAAATAGTATTACAAAAGGAATACTATTATGGCACAACCGAATTCAAAAGACACATTTAAGCAATACATTAAGAGGGCTCTTGGAGCTCCAGTCTTGGAAATCAATGTTGATGATGACCAAATGGACGATAGAGTCGATGAAGCACTTCAATATTTTCGTGAATACCACTATGATGGTAGTGTAAAAACTTATCTAAAACATCAACTTACTGAAGAAGAACTTACTGCATGGAAAACAAACGAAACCCATAATGCCGCAACAACTGGAACTCAGAATATTGCAAACCAAACTTATGGAGAAGGTCAGAACTATATCACACTTCCCGAACATGTCCTTTCAGTTATAAACCTATTCCCATTCTCAAGTGGTGTCAAATCTAATATGTTTGATTTACAATATCAACTTAGACTAAATGACCTTTGGGATTTAACATCTACAAGTATCTTATACTACTCACAAGTGCAATCTCATCTTACAATGATGAACAACATGTTGGTGGGTCAGATACCAATACGTTTCAATATGCATAGTAATAGACTATACATAGATTACAATGCAGATAAACTAACAGCAGGTGAGTTCATTATCATCGAATGTTACAGAAAGTTAGACCCAACAGATATGACTGATATCTATAACGATATGTGGTTGAAGAAATATGCAACTGCAAAAGTTAAATATCAATGGGGTGAGAACCTTTCTAAATTTCAAGGTATTCAGTTGCCTGGCGGAGTTACACTTGATGCACAACAAATAAAACAAGAAGCACAAGAAGAGATTCAAAGACTAGAAGAAGAATCAAGATTGAACTTTGAAATGCCTGTCATGGATATGATTGGTTAATACGGACATAAATTATGCCTACAAATGTATTTTTTAACCATGCAGTAAACACTGAACAACACCTCTATGAGGACTTAGTTGTTGAATCGTTAAGAATGTATGGACATGAAACATTCTACCTACCGAGAGAAATTGTAGAGGAAGATACAATTCTTGGAGAAGATGTGCAATCATCTTTCGGTGATGCATATTCTGTAGAGATGTACTTAGAAAATACGGAAGCATTTGAAGGAGAGGGAGACCTCATGTCTAAGTTTGGTGTCCAAGTAAGAGACCAAGCAACCTTTGTTCTTTCTCTAAGAACATGGGAAAGATTCATATCACTAGACTCTAACCTTGCAACATCACTAAGACCTAATGAAGGAGACTTAATCTACTTCCCTCTTAGTGGTTCAATGTTTGAAATCAAATTCGTAGAACATGAGAATCCATTCTATCAAGTTGGAAAACTATTCGTGTTCAAAATGCAGTGTGAACTCTTTGAATACAGTGGAGAAGATTTCGATACTGGAATGGCTGCAGACTTCATAGAAAACGAACAAGCATACACAATCGAGATGACTATGGCAAGTGGTGGAAGTGGAAGTTATACAGTTGGTGAAGTAATCAATTACAACTCTGCATCTGCTGGAGAGGTCATTGGTTGGGTAGAATCAACACGAACACTTACTATTAAAGATAACACTAGAACACTTGCAATCGGTGATACCTTAGTCGGTGTGTCATCAACTGCATCATATGTCATCGAAACAATTGTAGATGTCTTGACATTTGCAAACGATGGTAATGCACAAAACAAAGACTTTGAAGATAAAGCAGATGGATACTTAGACTTCTCAGAAACCAATCCTTTCGGTGAGGTCTCATAATGTTTGGAACATATTTTTATAATGAAACGATTAAGAGAGCAGTCTCTATCTTTGGAACATGTTTTAATAACATTACAGTTAAGAAAGTAAAAGCAGACGGAACTGTTCTAACCGAACAAAAGGTTCCAATATCATACGGCCCAAAACAGAAATTCCTAGAAAGACTAGCAGAAGATGCTGACCTAAACGATGGTATGAGAAGTGCAATCAGTCTACCAAGACTTGCATTTGAATTAAATGGTTTTAATTACGACCCACAAAGACAACAAAATAAACTAATTAGAAATACAAGAACAACAGTTGAAGCAAATGATATCGGAAAGAGAGGGTATCAATATCAACCAGCACCTTATGACTTGAACTTTACACTAAGTGTTCTTGCAAAGAACATGAATGATGCATTACAAATCGTAGAACAGATATTACCATATTTCCAACCCGAGTATACAGTCACTATGAAAATGATTGATACTATGACTGATTACAGAGATGTACCGATAGTATTGAATTCAGTTGCAATGAATGATACTTATGAGGGTGGATTTGAAGAAAGACGTGTAATAGAATATACACTAGAGTTCACAATGAAGTTATACATGTTCGGCCCTGTTTATACTGGTGAAGTTATCAGAAATGTTATTGAAAGAGATTACATTGGTGATGGTAATGATGCATTTACAAGTACAGAAATAGATGCAGCTGGTCTAGTCAAAGAGGTCAAACACTATGAACCTGCGTTCTCAGCAGTTTCAAATGCAGTTTCAGGTTCCACAACAGTGACCTTTCCTACTGCAATAAATAGTTCTATAAGTGCAAATGATGAGGTATTCGGAACAAACCTATCAACTAATCCGACTGTCTCAAGTATTGCAGAAGATAAACAATCAATAGTAGTGTCTAGTGCAGTTACTATAGATGCAAACACTACACTTAAATTTGTAGGTTCTGTAGATGCAAACGATACATTTGTAATTGCAGAAACTGTAAGTTTTTATGATGACGGAGCTGGTTCTACATTTACTGAAGACAAGGTCACCGATGCGAGTTAACTATGAAAGACAATATAGACGATAAGTTAAACGACTTATTAGATATCGATACAGAAATCAAAACAGTAAGTTCCAATGTAGTAAAGGTCACTCCTCGTTCAGAGAGTATTGAGAGTGACTATAAGTATGCACGTGAGAACCTCTACAACCTCGTAGAGAGGGGTCAGGATGCAATTGAAGGAATACTCGAACTATCTAAAGAAACCGAACACCCGAGGGCATACGAGGTCGCAGGACAGCTTATAAAGACTGTCGGTGAGACTGCAGAGAAACTACTTGATGTGCAGAAAAAGATTAAAGATTTAGAAAAAGATGACGAAAGGAAAATAGGTACACAACACAATCACCTATATGTGGGGTCTACTTCAGAACTACAAAAGTTCCTAAAGAAAGAGAAACAAAAAGAATAGAGTATGGTTGCAAAAATTAATGATGGTTATCTTGGTAATAATCTTGTAAAACGTGCTGGTGTAGAAACCAAGTATACGGATGAGGAATTACAAGAGTACATAAAATGTTCTAATAACCCTGTTCATTTTATAGAATCATATTGTTCCATTATATCATTAGATGAAGGTCTTGTCAAATTTAAACTTCGTGGATATCAACAAAATCTAATAGAACACTATGATGATAATCGTTTCAATGTAGTTCTTGCATCACGTCAGAGT